ATCAATGCCAACAATTTACCACCCATGTAATTAAAACCAAGTGGTTGTAGTGGAACAATCGTAGAACCAATTGCGGTGTGATTAATCATGTGTTGTTGAGTTTTAACATCTCTTGACCAGCCGATTGCATTATCTCTCGGAGTCAAGTCCAGGAAGTCTGAGGAGATACATATCACACCGAGATATTTACTTACTAACTTCATCGGTAACAATATAATACAGATTACGACCAATGTTAGAATTGTTTTTCATTGTGGAAGAAAAGGTACGAATGGCATTCCATCTTTCTGCTTCAGGTCCATTGGATAAAACCATACTTGGTTCCAACTTTTCATAATCATCCGGATCTTTTGGCATCCAGAAATTAGATTTGACTTCATTAATCATATCTCTTTGTTTGGGATCAACCATTAATATTTCTTGACCCCACAAAGTGGAAACTTCATGAACTGGATATCGTTCCTTTACTTCACACCATTTTTGATATAAGGTATATTCACGAACATCCATTTGTGAAGCATATGTTAAGTCCTCAATGAGAACTTTTTTCATTTGTTCTTCATCAATGTGTTCAAATTTATTGGCAGGATTTTTTTCTTGCCATGCTTGCCATTGTTCTTCTACATATTCAATTGGTGTTGCCATTATCGTAATTTCAATTTCTTCATTAATTTATTTCTTTTTTGTAAACCATATTGTAACGCCATTGGCTTAGTCTTACTAGTATACACGATGCCATTCATGTGGTCAAGCTCATGTTGAAAACAACGAGCAGATATGCCAGAAAATGTGGCACCTTTCCATTCACCAGTAAAGTCTTGGTATCGAACACCTATCTCTGCCGGCCTGGTAACTCTTAATCCTAATAATGGAAAAGAAAGGCATCCTTCTACCATGTGTGATTCTTCTTTTGAAAAATTAATAATTTCTGGATTAAAAAATGCCACATAATCATCATTGGTACCCATCACAAATACTCGATAACGATAACCACATTGATTGGCTGACAATCCATATCCACGATAGTGTTTACATGTTTCAACTAATGCAGAAGCAAACAAATTAGGATTTACTGGTGGATTATTAAAATCAAATTCTGGCATCACTTCTTTTAATATTGGATCATCTTCAGATACCAATTTGAGGATGTCAATTTGTTGTTTTGGTTGTTGGACTTTTACCGATTCTTCGGTATTAAATGTAATAATTTCACTCATGTATTTTTCTCCATAATTCATCAAATATTCCCATAGATAAATCAAACCCCTTCAATGCTTCATCTACTAAATCCAAACTCAACTTTGCATCAATTGCTTTAATTAAACCTGGTCTATCTTCAAACTGATATGCTCGGCCAGAACCTGGCACCCTCTTTGCAATTGCTTTACCGCCATATAAATCACCCATATGTCTAACATAAACATGAGCAAAGATATCTTTTTTTCTATCTGAATAATATAAATCAACAATGTGTTGTCTATATTTTTCTGTTGCAGGTAATGTTTCTTCTATTCCTATACCAGATAATTCATATAAATCTTCAAGAATATAAGTCGACCGTTTTATATCTTTTAGGTCATGTAACAATAAAGATATTTCAGCAAAATATTCTATTGCACTATAAACGACAGCCATTTGTCTTAGATATAGTGCATAATGTTCTTCTGTAATATTTCCGTGTAATAGATATTGAACAAAAGGTTTTGCCTCTGCTTCACGGTGTTTTGCATTGGTGTATTCTCTCAGTATACTCATTTGGCCACCTGACTAAAATTGTTTTTCTTTTCGAACTTAATCACTGATCTAAATTTATCAAATAACTGGTCACCCTTATGTGATATAACAAATACATTGGTATCTGTTCCCATCTCATGAATTAGTTTTAAAAATTCTTCTGTACCAACGGTATCAAGGCTAGAATCAAATACTTCATCAAGTATTAATAAGTTTGTATTGGTACTATTCTTTAGTTTAGCAATCTGGCGCCATGTAAATAATAGTGCCAGGTCAATACGCATCTTCTCACCTTCGGAAAAATTGGCATAAGAGAATTCGTCACGGTGCCTTGACTTGATTGTTTCTTCAAAGTTTTCATTGATATTAAAATTCACAAAGAAATCCATAGCTGTCAAATACTTATTAATCAATTTATTCATGATTGGTAAGTATTGCTTGATAATTTTTGTTTTGATACCTGTATCTTTTAATAACACAGAAGAATAATCAAAGTAGTGTTTTTCAATTGAATATCCTTCTTGTTGTTTTAGTAATTCAGCCAACTCGTTTTTTAGTTCTTTAAGTTTAGCATTTTCATCTTCTAACGAGTCCTTCTTGGTTGCCAAATCACCAATTTCTTTCCGGAGTTTATCGATGTAAGAATGTATTGTTGATACGGTAGTATTGTGTTTGATGATTTCATTGTTGTGTGCCTGTATATGTGTCAATATCTTTTGTATTTCTGACATTCTTGTGCTGGTATCTTCAATTTGTTTTTCAATATCAGCCAAAGCCACATCAACTTCACCTTTTGTTTGTTGTAGTGTGGAGATTTGTTGTTGGCGAAATTCTTCATCAATACCTTGTTTGCAAGTAGGACAATCACTATGGTCGTGGTAAAAACAAACATCTTTTTCAATCTTTTTCAAACGAGATTCTAGTTTGGATTCATAGTGTACCAACTTGGTACTCTTTTTTTGTATCGCCATTTGATCCGAAACTTTACTATTCAACACATCAATGTGTTTTTGAATAAGAACAATTTCACCACCAAGTTTTTGGCATTGTGCTTCTGAATCTTCTATCTCTTTTTGTTTCTTTTGAATCTCATCATCATTATGCTTCTTGTGTTCTTCAATTGATTCTCTCTGCATTTTAATTTTTTCAGCAGTCAAATCCATTTGATACTTTAATTTTTGGCTACTATCTTTGATGATAGCCAATCGTTCTTTGACAATTGAATTCATTGAAGAAAAAATTTGAATGTCTAATAAATCTTCTATAATCAATCTTCGGTCTGATGCCGAAAGTTGCATGAACGGCACAAATGATGCCGAACCAAGAATAACGATTTGTGTAAACGATTTGAAATTGAGTTTGAGAATTTGTTTCTCTAGTATTTCTTGGTAGTCCCGTGAAGCGGCATCTTGATTGAGTAACTGACCATTACAATAAATTTCAAATGTATTTGGTTTGATACCACGAACAATCTTATACATCTTTTTGCCAATGGTAAATTCAATTTCAACCAGACCTTGTTGTTGGTTGATCGAATTTAATAGATTTGGTTTATTGATTTTACGAAATGGTTTGCCAAATAAACAAAAACACAACGCATCAAGAATGGTTGATTTACCTGCACCGTTTTGGCCAATGATAAGCGTATTGGGTGATTTGTTTAGTTGTATTTCTGTAAAAGAATTACCAGTTGATAGTATGTTTTTATATCTTATTTTTTCAAATAGAATCATGCTTGTTCAGTATTCAAGGCTTCCACATAAAGTTCACGCAGAATATTTTTCAATCGGTCATTATCAATACTTTCTTCTTGAATGGTATCAACATATTTGTTCAAAATGGTTAAAGTATCTTCTGCTTGATCAATCATATCATCTTCAAGGCCTTCTGTCAAGTCAGTAAAGTCCTCAGCAATGGTAATATCGATTGGGTTTACATCATATAATCTGGCCAAAAACTTATCAAATAGATGTGGATTAGTTTTATTGACCACCACTACTTTTACATATGTGTTGGTATATTTTGTTAGTTCTTTATTAATGATATCTGTAATGGTTTCCTCTTTATCGTCATAGACAATTTTATGAAACATCACATTTGGATTTTTTATAAAAGTAAGGTCATAGTTGCTAAGGTCAAAAAGATGAAAACCTCTAGGGTCATTATAATCTTGCCAAGTAAGTTCATACGGGTTTCCAAGATAATGTATATTGTCAGCTGAACTCCTATGATGATAGTGACCGCTAAAAGTAATATCAAACTTTCTGAATAATTCACGACTCAATCCTTCTTGGCTTGGCATACCACGATACATGGCAAAGCCTTGAATCTCAAAATGTCCCATACATATATTTGCTTTGGTATTATTGAGTTCATTTAAACTATCTGTATAATTTTCTGGACAAATCCAAGGCATCATACAAACTTCTGTTTCACCAACCATGATTGTGGTGGGTTTTGAAATCACCCGTATATTTGTATACTCCTGCAATAACAGGTCTACCGAATTCACATCATTAGTATTTTTAAAGTAGGTATCATGGTTACCCGCCAACATAAAAACTTTAATATCTTTGGCATACAACTTATCAAAGAACATTTCTCTTGTTCGTTTAAGGCTATAAAAATTTACATACTTTCTACGGTCAAAAGTATCACCCAATATAAGAACAGTATCAATGCCATGTTCTTCAAGAGTTGGAAAAAAAGTATCACGATAGAATCGTTCATAATAATCTAAAAAATGTATTGAATCATTACGAGCACCAAAGTGCTGGTCAGTAATGATGGCAACTTTAGTTGCGGTCTGGTTTTCTGTGGTCAATATCGTCATAATATTTAATTTCTAATATGCAATCTACTGGCTGTTTAATACCAAATACAGCAGCCTCTTCAAATTTTTTAAATTCTTTTGATAAAACATAATCTTCTAACAAATAAGTCACCTTATACATTTTATTTCCTATATGTTTACTGTTGGTGTATTTGGATCATTCTCATCATAGAATTTAATTTCAAATAAACACTCAGCAGAAATAGTTTTGGCAAAATCAAGAGATTCTCTATGAGTTTTAAACCACTTGAATAATAGAACATCTTTTTTATCCACAGATGGATAATATGTAAGTTTATACATTATACTACTCTCCTAAAAATTTTTCAATGCCTTTTGTTTTCTTTACCATTTGTTTTTTGGCTTTCTTTGTTTTTTCGTATGTACCAATAAACTCAGCAATATTGTCATAGAGTTCAAATTGTTTGGTGGTACCATCCTCAAACTCCATCATTTCCATTTCGTCTAGTATTCCCATTTGTTCTGTAGCTTTATACTTGACATATGTTTGTTTTTTCTCTTTGCCGATTCTCCGTAAGAAGGCAAAGTAAATAACCTGTGTAAAATAAGCAAACGGATTCTTTGATTTGGCTGGATCAAAGTTATCAAAATACTGTAGGCAGTTTTCAATACCATCTGATATCATCTCGTCACGATAGGTATAGTTAATGAAGTTAGGTTTGTGTGATAAACCCTCTGCTATCTTCATGAAACACTCACCTATGTAATTTGGAATAGCAGGTTTTTCTTTTTTTTCTTTCTTAGCTTTACTACAAGCTTCTTTGTAATCAACTAGTGCCTTTAAAAAATCAGCATTGTTTATATAATGTTTTTGTTTAGTCGCCATGTTTACCACATAATGTTATTGACAATCGCTTGACAAGTGTGTAAAGTCGAGTATGTCCGGTTTTCAGAATCAATGTATTACTGCTCCATCATAATTTAAATCTTCAAAGTCTTGTAATGCTTCTTGTATTTCATCATCAGTCATATTTTCCACAAGCTTTTTTGCCTTTAAAAGGTCTTGAATCTTTTTCGTTGTGTTCAAGTAATATTCACAGAATTCGTCAGCAGGTTCTATTACACAGAGAATGTCATGTTTTTCTAAAACAATTTCATTTTTCTTGACTAATTGAATAGGCAACCAATGTCGCATTACGAGGCCAAGTTCATGTCCAGGACGTAACTCTAAACCAACCGACATTGGTTCGGTAATATCATATGCATTGATGCCGTTAGCTGTTAATTGACCAACAATATCTTCGCCATTCTTTAACCTGACTATTTTAATATTATCCATTTTTTAGTCCTATTTTGTATATTTTGAATGGGAACTTCTCCTCATTATATATCTTTGTTCTTTCCACGAAATGTTTTAGTGTATAATTCATATGTTTCTTATATCTCA